TTACACGCCAAACTTGTCCACCAACTTCATATAGCATTTTTGCTTCATTTGGAAAACGTACATCTGGAATAACAAAGTGTGTATTAGGATTATCAATAATATGCTTTTTAGTAAGGCTTACCCAGATACCATCATAGAAGCCTTCACGCATACATTCTGTACCAAATTCTTGTAGTACAAGTCTTGGAGTAATTTCTCTACCAGTTTCCTGCGTCCAATATTGATCTACTTGCTCACGCCATGCTCTTGATTTGTCAGTTTTGCCATCAAGCAGTTCTCTATCCCAACTGAACATAGATGCTACTGCGTCTTTAAGTTTGTCAGCAAACGATATTTTTACAAAGTTATGGTTATCTATTAGATTTTGAGCGACTGTGTCTTTACCAGATCCGATTAATCCGCAAATGCCTATTAGCACAAAGAATACTCCTCTATAAGTTTAATTTAAGTTATAGTATAGTATAAATTTATGCTTTTGTCAAGTACTTTTTAACCAATACTGAAACCGTAGCCTTGACCACCTGCAACCTGTAATTTTAGATCTTCTTCAAGTTTGTCCATTTCGGCTTGTGCTTCTGCTTTGAGTGCATCACCATTAAGTGTTGATCCACCCTGTGGTCCTGCGATTGTGGCAAATTTACTTCTTGCTTCTCCAAGCATAAACTTACATTTAGCAAGTGTGTAATCTTTGATCCACTGCTTTGCAAGATAGTCTGTAAGTATTTGGAAGTCTGGTCTGTAGTTGTATGCTTGTAATAATACCTGTTCGCCTGTTCTTGGTCTTTGTAGAACAGTTAATTTTTTAGTTGCTGTGTTCCAAGTAAATTCAATAAATGAACCAAACATTCTTCCTACAAGTTCTTGGTAACCAGCGAATAGATTGTATGTTGCTAAACCACCCATGTTAGAACTTGATAACAAGTAAGTGTTTGTGTATGCTAAATTGAATGGCTCAAATAATGTTCCACCATCTCCGCCACCTGTTCTTGATCCAATTGAACGTCTAAACATCTGTCTAACTTCTACTACTTCATCTGGTAGTGTATATTCATTCTGGTCAAGTACCAACTCAAGAAACATATATGACTCTTCAACAGAATTATCACTTCTTTGACGGAATTTGTCAAATGATGCTTTGATTGCTATTTCGTAATGTTCTGGATCAAGTTCAACATCAACCATGCCTCCGCCAAGCATAGCGTTTACATAATCGAATACTTCTTGTTTTGCTGTTGTTATATTAGCCATAATCTTTCGTCTCCATTAGTATTTATGCGTTCGATAAATACAAGTACAATGCCGAGAATAAGTTTATACAAACCCGAGAAGGGCAAAGACTACGATTTCCTTGATAAGACTATAACAGAGATGTTTACAGTCGGGGGAACCGACGTTTTTGTACACAAATACTTAGGTCCTAAGAATCCTGATGAAGCAGATGCTACACCTTCTGCTCCAAGATATGATGCTGTAAAAGAAACTAATATTCAAGACATGCTTTTCATGGAAAACCGTGATAGAAAGTATGATCCAGATATTTACGTTTTGCGTGGGATCTACAATGTACAAGATGTTGACTTTGATATGAGTCAGTTTGGTTTATTCTTAACCAACGACACATTGTTTATGACTATTCCAATCAACTATAGTGTAAAAACACTTGGTAGAAAAATTATGCCAGGTGACGTATTTGAAATGCCACACTTAAAAGATGAACATGCATTAAATGATTACCAAGTAGCACTAAAACGTTTCTATGTAGTTGAAGATGTAAACAGAGCGGCAGAAGGATTTTCACAAAGTTGGTATCCACACTTGTACAGAGTCAAGATGAAGCAAATTGTTGACTCACAAGAGTTCAAGGATATACTTGATTTACCAACAGAAGAAGGTAGTTCACAAACATTACGTGATGTACTTTCTACATACGATAAAGAAATGCAAATTAACGATGCTATTCTTAATCAAGCAGAAGCAGACTCACCACAATCTGGTTATGATACAACTTCATTATACACATTACAAACAGATGCACAAGGTAAACCAGAACTTGTAACTGCCGACGAAGCAACAATTGACGCAAGTGTTAATGCAGGAAACTTAGATGCAAGTAGAGTAAATCAAACACCAGACAGAGAAGGTTACAGTGGTTACTTACTTGGCGATGGTATTCCACCAAATGGAGAAGCATTTGGACATGGTATAGGTTTCCCAACAAACACAGCAAAAGGTGATTACTTTTTAAGGACTGATCTTATGCCAAATAGATTGTTTAGATTTGACGGACAACGTTGGGTCAAGATGGAAGATAAAGTACGTATGACATTATCTAACAAAGATAATAGAAATACACATAAAACTGGATTCATTAATAATACTAATTCAGGAACCATTGCTGGTGAAACTATTCCAGAAAGACAAAGTTTAAGTAAAGCAATGAAACCAAAGGCGGATAATTAATGCAACATTTTTATGATGGACAGATAAGAAGATACATTACTCAGATGATTAGACTCATGAGTAATTTTTCTTATAAAGACGGTGACGGTAAACTTACACAAGTTCCGGTAATGTACGGAGATATTACACGTCAGGTTGGTCATATTCTTAGAGATAACAGTGAAAACAAAATTCCAAGTGCGCCACGTATAGGTGTTTACATTACAGGATTAGAATTAGATAGAGATAGACTTGCAGATGCTTCATTTGTTGGTAAAGTACACTTGCGTGAAAGAGATTATGACGAAACAAATAACGAATATTTAAACACACAAGGTAAAAATGTAACAGTAGAGCGTTTAATGCCTACACCTTACAAGTTAACTGTTTCCGCTGACATATGGTCAACTAACACAGAACAAAAATTACAAATCATGGAACAGATATTAATGCTGTTTAATCCAAGTTTAGAAATACAAACAACAGACAACTATATTGACTGGACAAGTTTAAGTGTAGTTGATTTAGAAAGTGTTAATTTTAGTAGTAGGTCAATGCCTACAGGTACTGAAAGCGAGATTGATGTTGGATCGTTAACATTTACTACACCTATATACATTTCACCACCTGTCAAAGTTAAAAAACTTGGTGTTATAACAAACATTATAATGAGTATGTTTAACGAAGACACAGGTAACGTTGACCTTGGTGCTACTATGCCTGAACTTAAACGTTACAATGACGAATTCGGCGAAGGTGTGTTTATGGAAGACAAAGACGGAACAGTTGTACGTAAAGATAGTGCAGGACTTGCCATTACAGCATACAATGATTACGATTTACTTGTGTTAGGTAACACTGCACAACTTATACATAAAGGTGTTGTTGGTAATACTAACTGGAATGGTTTCTTTGAAGCGTTACCAGGTACATTTAGATCAGGTCTAAGTCAACTACAATTAACAAGATTAGATATTAATCAAAGTGTCAACGGTACTGTTGCAGTTAATCCAACAGATGAAACAACATTAATTATTAATTGGGACGAAGACACTATTCCAAGTGATATGGTCCTTACTGGTTCAACAGGCGATAGGAATAAGATAGATTATATTATTGATCCAACTAACTTTAATCCAACTACTATTAAATCAAACGGTGTTAGAGTATTATTGTTAGGTTCTATTGGTAGTGCAACAAATACTGATGGTGCTGATGCTTGGAAAAACAATGACGGTACAGACTTTATTGCAAGTGAAAATGATATAATAGAATGGACTGGTACAAAATGGCAAATACTGTTTGATTCAAGTACAGTATCTGACATCAAATTTGTAACTAACCTAAATACAAGTATCCAATACAAATGGACAGGTACAGAATGGGTCAAATCCATTGAAGGCGAGTACCGGAATGGAGCGTGGCGCATACAATTTTAAATAATTACTTGTATGAGCGACAAAATCAATTGCAGTGGTGCATTATTTTATGCACTAAAAACTAAACGTTTTTTATTCTTACATAGAACCCAAAGCAAACAGAACAATGTTTGGGGTTTGGTAGGTGGCCGTGGTGCTGTTGACGAATCGCCTATTGATGCTTTACATAGAGAAATCAAAGAAGAAATTGGTACTACACCAAAATCAGTAAAAACTATACCTTTAGAAACTTTTGTCAGCACTGACGAAAAGTTCAATTTTCATACATACCTAATAGTTGTTAAAGAAGAATTTATTCCTGATCTAAATGAAGAACATGATGGTTATTCTTGGGCAAGTTTTAGTAAGTATCCAAAGCCTTTGCATCAAGGTTTAAGAAACACACTACAAAACAAAACTAATATCACAAAGTTGCAGACAGTGTTTGAGTTGATTGACATATTAGAGAGTTAACATGATAAAAGTTTACGGCGACATAATGCTGGACAGTTGGATTATTGGGAAAGCCAGTAGAATTAGTCCTGAAGCGCCTGTACCAGTACTAAAAGAAATTGAAAGAAAAAACAGTATAGGTGGTGCGGCTAATCTTGCACTTAATCTTAGCAACATTGTTGACAACGTTTCTTTGTTTGGTGCAGTAGGTATGGACGATGAAGGGTTTGATGTTCTAAAAATACTTGAAACAACAAATAATATAGATTGTAGCATACAATCAGATGCAGAAATTACAACTACTAAAACAAGATTAGTAGGCCAACGTGGACAACACATCATGCGTTGGGACAAAGAGAAAAAATACAAAGGTAAAGCACAAGCAAGATTCCTTGAAAGTGTTAACGAAGAAGATATTGTATGTTTAAGTGATTATAACAAAGGTACCATTGGTACACATTTAGTAGAAAAACTTAATAATAAAAAATGCAAAGTTTTAGTTGATCCTAAACAAGGACCAGAAGTATACAAAGGTGCATTTCTTGTGAAACCAAACATGAAAGAATACAAAACATGGTTTGGAAAATTTAATAGAGAAGTTGCCTTCTTTGCAATCAAAGAACATGGTTGGAAATATCTTGTAGTAACAGACGGTGCTAATGGTATACACGTTTTAAGTGATGAATTACAATATCAACACTACAAAGAACCTGTAAGAGAAGTTGCAGATGTAACTGGTGCTGGTGATACTGTACTTGCCGTTATTGCTTATGGTATTAAAAGAGGTATGGATGTGTTTGCCGCATGTAAGTTAGCCTGTTATGCTGGTGCAAGATCAGTAGAACACAGAGGTGTATATGCAATACAAACAGAAGATTTAAAAAGACAAGTAGTTTGGACCAATGGCGTGTTTGATATACTACATGAAGGACATTTTAGACTGTTAAGACATGCAAGATCAAAAGGTAGAAAACTTATTGTAGGTATTAACAGCGATGCAAGTACAAAAAGACTCAAGGGAGAAGGCAGACCTATTAACAATCAATTACAACGTAAAATGAATCTTGAACTTTTACCATGGATTGACGAAGTTGTAATATTTGATGAAGATACTCCCATTAATTGTATTGAAAGATTTCAACCAGACTTAATTATTAAGGGTGGAGATTACACTGTTGAAACAGTTGTAGGTCATGAACTTGCAGAAGTAGAAATTTTTCCAACAGTAAAAGATCAATCAACAACAAGTATTATAGAGAAGATGAAAATATGAGAATTTTAGTTACAGGTTACCAAGGATTTATTGGTTCAAATGTAGCATCATACCTAAAAGCAAAAGGACATGATGTGGAAGGCTTCCCTTGGGAAATTAATAAGTTTCCAGATGCTCAACAATACGATAGAATTATACATTTGGGTGCAATTTCAAGTACAACTGAACGTGATGTTGAAAAGATTATGCAACACAACTATGAGTACACAATGAAGTTGATTGAAATTTGTGATATGATGGGTACTTCTTTACAATATGCAAGTTCGGCAAGTGTGTATGGAGAACTAACACACTTTAGAGAGGACTTAGAGTTAGATCCTCGCAGTCCTTATGCTTGGACAAAGTACCTTGTTGATAGATTTGTAACACAACACCTAAATGAGTTTAGAGTTAACATACAAGGCTTTAGATATTTCAATGTTTATGGTCACGGAGAAGAACACAAAGGCGATATGATGAGCCCAATTAGTAAGTTTACTAAACAAGCCAAAGAAACTGGTGTTATAAAAGTGTTCGAAGGTAGTGGTAAGTTTAAACGTGATTTTATTTGTGTTGAAGATGTTGCAGTGATGCATGAAAAAATGCTTGATGTTGATAAAAGTGGTATTTGGAACATTGGTAGTGGCGTTGCTACTTCATTTTTACAAGTTGCACAAGTTATTGCAAACAAGTATGGTGCAAAGATTGAAGAAATACCAATGCCGGAAAACATTAAGGCACAATATCAAAAATATACGTGTGCTGACAATGACAAATTAAAAGAAACTATTGAGCATAAGTGCTTTAGTGTAGGAGAATGGGTAAATGGCCAACCAAACTGATTGTAAAGTTGAATGGTGGAGCGTTGTTCCTGGACTTACTAAAGTCGAACCAATCAAAGATGCAACAAAATTCATGCCTGAATGGTTCAAACATGCACCTAAGTACTTGACTGAGGACTTTGCAGACAAAGGCACTATCAAGAACTGTCCTGGTTTCATAGATTTATATAAAAATGCGTATGTTGTACCTATGTGGTGCGACTTTCACATCAAAGCAGACAATAAAAACTTTGCATGGCACTCAAGTAATGAAAACTTTACTATGAGCCTGCACACTGACAAGCAATTTTTAGAACATGCACCACAAAATGCCAAAGATGACTTTGTATGTGTTGCAAAAACTGATTGTCCTTGGCGTGTGCGTACAAGTCCTGGCTGGGCAATGATGCAATTACCAATGTTTTATGATTTTAACGAATATTTTACGTGTATGCCTGGTATAACACACACGGAATGGAGCCATCAGATTAACCAACAACTGTTAATCAAAAAAGAAGGCGAATTTTTGCTTGAAAAAGGCACTCCATTAGCAATGTACGTACCAATAAAGATTGCAAACCTTGAAACTACGGTACAAGATGAAGATGAAGAAAAATATCGTGCAAGTTTTGTAAGTAATCTAATATTTCAGAGTAAGTTTAAAGGTGCTTACAAGAAATTTAAAGAAGTATGGAGTAAAAAATGAGTAGACTTGAAGGTAAAGTAGAAAAGGGTTGGGGCTACGAACTAATATGGGCAACAACTGACAAGTATTGTGGCAAACTTATGGTATTTGAAAAAGCAGGCAAGAAATTCTCAATGCATTTTCATAAAGAGAAGGACGAATCATGGTTTGTCAACTCAGGACGCTTCGAAGTTAAATGGATTGATACAAAAGACGCTGTGTTATACAGCAAAGAATTAAATCCTGGGGATACATGGCACAATCCACCACTACAACCACACCAGTTAATTGCTCTTGAAGACAATAGTAGTATTAGTGAAGTTAGTACTGCTGATTCAGTGGAAGATAATTACAGAATTATACCTGGTGATAGCCAAAAAGAAGTAATTAAGAAAAATTCTCCGCCACCCACAATGCCTTAGGCTTGTGCTTCAGACCATCTAAGAATAACGTTACCAGTAATTGCCGCACCCGACGTTTTATAAACGTTAATGGCTAACACGTCTGGTCCATTCGGGAATGTACCCCTACCACCCAATGTAGTATTTGTAAGTTCTTTAATAAATGCAAGATCCAGCGTTGATCTTTCTCCAGGTTGTGCAATGAATGAGAAGATTGTTTCTCCTGGTTGTGCATATGGTGGATTTCTAAATATAAACGTTACAGTGCCAGCGGCATTAATGGTTGTATTAGCGGACTGTGAGAAGTTAACCTTATAATAATAAGTTCCTGACGCTCCAAAACGTTCTTCTGTAATACTTGTTACCTGTGTACCTGATGGCCAGTTACTATCTGAAGCCGCAACCTCTGTACCTGGTGTAACTCCTGCAGTATCTAAACTTGCTTTATCTAAGTATAAGAAGTTAGAGTTAACAAACGCATCACCTTGGTTGGATACTGTAAATGTAGTTGCATTTCTGTTAATGTTTGAGTTAGTATTATTACTAATTCTAATATAACCGTACTGTGATCCACTTGGAGCATATACCTGTGTTACTGTAGAGTTAGCAGGAATACTTGTACCTGAAATAGGTGCACCAAGAATATCACTTGGATTATCAAATGCATCGTCAATGTTTGGTGAAGGTCCATTATTACTACGTGCAATAAAGATGTAATTTCTATTGCTTCTATTGTTATAAATTGTACTTGATAAGAATGTTGCTGTTTGTTCGTCTTCTACTGTAACTGCTGTTGTAACTTCTTGTGTATCTGAAGACCAGTTAACAGAACCACCTGGTGCAATCTGTGCGAAACTTGGTTGTCCACCCTGTGCAACACCTGAAATTCCTGCCCAACCAATATCATTTGGATTCAATGGATAGTTTTGTGGGTTAAGCACACCTTCAATAACAATACCACCTGTGTCTGAACCTGCTGGTTGATCCGTTGTAACCTCAAGTCCTTCAAGTAGCAACTGTGCTCTGTTTAGAAGTTCTCTTTCTCCTAAGTCACCAACAAGTGCGTTACTAACACTTGGTGCCAATCTAATCAAGAAAGATGTATATCTTGTAGTACTAATACTAACACCTGTCGCTTTGTAACTGAATAAGTATCCTCTATCACTGTCAAATCCACCGTCTGTAATAAACGCTGATCCCCAGTGTGATATGTTTGGACTAATTGTGTTACTAACTAACACAACACCTGTATTTCTTGCGTGTGTTGCCGCCGTGCCGCCAGTGTATGTTCTTGTTGCACCTGATGCAAAGTTTGTCATCGGTGAACTTCTTGTACAACCTGTTAAATTTTTACCATCAACACCTGTGAAACGTATCATCTCAGCATCAATGTAAACAATACCACCTTCGGGTGGGAAGAACGAAGCGTCTTGTAATGGTACAGTAGTTTGTGAATCTGTAATATCACTTGCTAATTTACCACTTGGACCTTCGTTTGTAATTTCATAACGTACAGGCATGTTACCTGTTCTCATAAATGCTTCTGTGTTAACGTTACTGTTACGCATTCTGTGACAGAATACAAAGTTACCATCAGCACCACGTAGCATGTAGTCAATAAAACCAGCACCATACCATGAATACTGTATACCTACCATCTGCATTTTTGATATATCTAAGTTGTATCCACTTGGACCAGTACCGTCCATTCTATCTCTGTTAAAATCTTTCTGTTCTGTTTTCTTATCTTTAACTAAACAAATCTTACTTGCTTGTACATCAGTAACACCTCTAAAGTCTGGTGTTAGGTACATTGTTGTATTGTTAACAACTTGTGATACAACGTGTGTCATACCTTTTAGCACAATTCTATCACCTGCTTTTAGTTGTTCTCTAAATCTTGTATTAGTACCTGTACATGTGTTCGAGTCAACATTAATATTAACTGTACCTGCTAACTGTAATGTTGCAGTTCTTTGTACAGCACTAAATTGTGTTCCATCATATTCAAAGAAAATACCGTTCTGATCATCAAATGCTCCTGAACGTACAGTCGCACCGTGGAACTTGTTAACCGAAACTTGACATTCTGATGTAAGTTCTGGTGTTGTACTTCCTAATGCTCCTTGAGCAACAATCTCAAATGTGTTTTCATCGTTGATATCTGTAACTGTATATGTACCATTATAGCCTACAGTCTTAACACCAATGATTTTAACCACACCACCAATTTGTAATCCGTGTTCTGTTTCGTCAGTTGTTACTGTAATAATTGCACCTTGAGCAGTACTTGCCGATGTAATATTAAGAATGTTATAACTTGGAGCAAACAAAGCACCCGTTGTATACATAATACCCTTACCTGACTGGTATCTAATATACTTTTTACTCTGTCTAATTGCTTGTGATCCGTGTTGTGGTCCACCTGTTCCTAACTGCACACCACCATCATATGGTCTGTGTATAAAGAACGAATCTGGTCTTGGATAAACGTTACCAATAATAGGTTCATCATTGTTAGTACCTGTATCAATGTTTCCTGGTGATCTACATTGGTATTCAAGTTGTGTTAAACTTGGAACTGCTGTAGCACTAAATGGTCCTGATGCAAGTTCATGATTGTTTACACCATCGCCTGATGTTGTTGTAACTGCAAAAGAGTTACCTGGAACAAGTCCATGTGGTGTTTGGAATGTAATTCTAATACTTGCTAATGCACTGTAAGTAACAACACTTGAGCCTGCAATAGGTGCTGTTGTTTCTTCTGACATTGTAACAGAACTGTAAGTGTTTAATGTTTCACCTGAAACTGCTGTACCACTAACATTAATACCAACAAAGTCACCTTCTGTTGATTCTTGTGTACAACGTAATGTTAAATCGTTTGTAGGAGTAGCGCCACCAAGTTGATCACCTGGAATAATAATTCTGTTACCTACTTCATAACTTGATCCGTCATCAGTTGCAACAACAAGACTGTATGTTCCGCCACTTCTTGTAACTGTAAAGATTGCACCCGAACCTGAATTGTTTTGATTATTACCTTGGATTGCTGTTACACTGCCACTTCCTGTAGCACCTGTACCAGTAAATGAAACTCCTGTAATTCCTCCACCTGAGTCAACACTTGTAATAGTAATTGTTAAATCGTTTGTTGGACTTGCACCACTTAAATTAGTTCCGTTGATTACAATCTCTTGATCAACACCGTAATTAAATCCTGCACTGTCAATACTAACTGTGTAAGTACCACCTGCTAATCCAATTTGGAATTGTACACCGTTACCAACTACTCTTTGAATGTTAATTACGTTTGGATAAGATTTAGTATTAACTGCTGTACCTGAAATACTTGTTCCTGTAATAGCACCGTTAACATCAACTGATGAAATTGTAATTGTTAAATTGTTTACACCGTCAGTACCACCTAACTCTGAACCAAGTATTGTAAAGTTCTCTGCCGCCAAGTAACCTGAACCTGCGTTAGTAACAGTAATTGAATAAACTGTACCAATTCTCTGTACGTTAAACGAAGCATCAACACCGTTAACTGTTGTAGAAGTGTTTGCAGGATTACTGTAAGTTACATCTGCGTCAACTGCTGTACCTGTTGCACTTACACTTGTAATTGATCCGCCAGCACCAATACCAGTAACTGTCATAACACAATCGTTTGTACTATCAGCGCCACCTAAATCGAAACCACTAATTTTAATTACATCACCAACAGTATAACCTGTTGATGTATCCGGTGATGCCATTGAAACTGTATAAGCATTATTAGTATATACAACATCAAAATTACCATCACTACCAAGTCCGCCTGATAAGTTACCTTCTTGATTAAAGAATGTACCATTACCATCAAAGCCTACACCTGATTCTGTAAATGTTAATACTTCTCCAAGAGTGTCAACAGTATCAATAAGAATTGTTAAATCGTTTACACCGTCAGCACCTCCAAGTTGTTGTCCACCAATTTGTATTCTATCACCAACTTTATAATCTGTACCAGCGGCGTTTAGTGCTGTTGTATATACACCAGTTGTTCTTGTAACATCAAAACTTGCACCGTTACCAATTGAAGTATCATTATTACCAGTAACTCCTACATAGTTTACTGTGTTACCAACAAGAATTCTTGTTGTTGCTTCTGATAATGTTAAATCATTACCTGCAACATTTGTTACGAAAGTTGCTGTACCATCACCTCTATCAAGACCAGCACCAACTTCAACTGCTGTAGCATCTTCAACTGTAATTTGTGTTGAACCTTGTGCTATATCTGATGTTAATACAGGTGTATCAATAATTGCTCCTGCACCTGTTACACCAGTAACCTGAGAACCTAATGGTATACCGCCTGGTACTGCTACAAGTGGAGCACCAAGTGCCGGTACTGCACCAGTAAATGTAATTCTGTCTGCGCCGGTTGCCGCCGCCAATGGCATAGTAAATGATCCTGATGAACCTTGTGTAGTAACTTCGAATGTTGGAGTGTCACCCTGAATACTTGCACCTGTGTAAAATGCCGCTTGTCTTAAAATTGTATAGAACGTTACAAGTGATGTACCTGCTGATATTCCAACTTTAGCCTTTGCGTAATATGTAAAAGTTGTATTATCAACAACACTGTTAATAATAAATGTACCTTCAGCACGACCGTTACCTGCAACCTCTCCTGCTAAACCTCTAATAGTAATTGGATTACCTTCTTCAAATCCATGTGGTGCAGTTGTTGTTACAGTAATTAAGGATTGACCAACTCCGCTACTGCCTGATGATGCATCAGTAGTAACACCTGCAACCCCTGTATCAGTGCCTGGTACTTCGTATGTTGATGGATAACCACGCATTGTACCAATCGCTTGCCACTTGGTAGGCTGTAGTCCGTACTCAAAGTCAGCGTCAAGCATTGATAGAGCGTTTGCAACTCTGTGTCTTTCAATTGCGTCAGTACCAAAGTCATATGGTCTAACTTTTAAGTCACCTTGATCAACAAAAATTTGTAATGTATCTGTGTCTGACCATACAGTAACTTTTTCTTCTGATGGTAAAACTGAAAGTCCACCTGTAATTACATCTGTAAGTATTTTTGCTAATTCTGTAACACGATCCTGAGCACCTAATTCGCTTGCCGCACCTAAGAAATATTGTGTAGTTTCCGGAGTACCTGTTTGTTTAGTTGGATATACTGTTTTAGGTAAGATGTAATTGTTAATTAAATCTCGCATAAAGTTTTTCGCGGCAATTTCTTGCTCACGTGTACCGTCAATCTGTGGTGTAGGACCTACCCAATATTTTGATGCTGTATCTCTTACATATTCATTACCACCGTAACGTAAATCTTTTAACATTGCATCAATGTTATATCCTGTATCTCTTTCACACTTAGGTGAATTGTAAGTATAACCGTCCCATATACTTCCTGCTGTTGCGTTAGTAACGTTATCTACAATCCAAGCACGTACTTCGTCTTTAATAAATTCTTTGTTGTTTAAAATTAATGCTCTTGAACCTGTAAGGAATTCTGTGTTTGTTGTATCAGTATCAAATAATACTTGTGTAATTGTATCAGTATTTTCAAGAAACTTTTGAAAGTAAAAGTATGTTGGTGTAAATTCTACTGACTCATATGCATATCTTACTCCTGCGCCTTTACCTGGATCACTAAAATTAAATAGAACCTGGTTAACAGTTGTATCAGTAATTAGTAGTAAATTATCTTGTGTAACTTTTGTTGGAAAAATTGCTCTACTAATTTCCGCTCTATGAAAGTCTGGCATTGCATCAAGACCTGAAACAATAACAGTACCAATAGTATCAACAAGTACTTTTTTTACCTGTGCCGCCGCTGTTGATTCAGAAACGTATTCATCATTTTTATATTGATAAGTTACTGCTGGTGATTGTTTAGTTGTGTAATCAGTATTTGTTAAAATGTAGTTGTTAATAATATCAACACACTTTGCCTTTGCCGCTTTCTCTGGCAACCTATCGCCGTCAATTTGTGGTAATGCTCCATCCCAATATGTTGAAGCAAGATAACGTGCTTGTTCGTTACCGTTATATCTTAAATCGTGTAATAATCCGCCTGGTTGATCTTGTACAGGATTATAAGTGTCACCACCAATAAGGTTGTAACCCATATCTCTTTCACACTTGTCATCACTGTCGTTCGTGTAACCATACATCACACTCTTTGTACCATCTGCTGATGCACTTTGGAATGCGTGTGCTAATTGATTTGTACTTGTACCTGCGTTAATTGTAATTGTGTTTGCATCTGGAACAGCATCAACTTTAATGATATCAGGAGTAGTTGAATGAGGAATTGCTTGTTGATCAAAAGTAATTGCACCTGCTTCAAATTTAATATAGTCACCTACTTGATAAGGGTGACCTGTAATAGTAAGTGTCATTACACCTGTTGTAGGTTCGTAAGTTGCACCTGTTGGTGTATGAACACCTGCTGTTACTTGTCTTGTAATTGCATCGTTAATCCAAGCACGAGTTTCGTCTTTTAGAAACTCAACGTTTTGTTGGATTAGGTAGTAAGCATTCGGGTGATAGTTTCCACTAATAGGAATTCCTGTATGGAAAATATAATCATTAATTTTAGTCTTTGCCATTTACGTTAAACTCCTAATGCAATAGCCAACGCTGTTGCTGTACTATCTACGTATGCTTTGTTTGTCAATTCTTTTTCAGTCACCGGTCTTTGTTGTCCTATTGCTTTTGTGAACGTTGCGTCCGCAGGAGTTACATTTCCTATTACAGTACTATTTAACCCATTTGAGGCATTCAACGCTAAGAACGAACCATCTCTTGCAGTAGTTTGTCCTATCGACATGTTATTTATTGATCCTATACCACCTGTATCTAATGTTAATACTCCTGTTCCGCTTGGTGTAATTGTAACATTATCATCAACTGGACTTAATGTTACTGTATCTGTAGCAGTCAACGTCAATGCATTTACATACATATTGCTCATTGTACCCTGTCCTACAGGGTTAATTATTACACTACCATATGCACCTTGTGGAGCAATCTGAATTTCTGCATCTTGACCTGTAAATGTAACATCACCGATAACATTTAAACTACTAAATGCACCCACACCTGTAATGGTTGGATCTGATGTAGTTATAGTTCCGTAAATAGTACCGTCACCAGTAGCGTAATATAATGTCTCTGGTGCAAGTGCTGGAACTTTAAATGTTACAACCCCATTGGATTTACCTTGTGCTTGTAATTCTGTTAGTGTTTCATTAGTGGTTGGATCTACATAACTTAACCCATCGCTATAAAATATAACAGGAACAAGATTAATTAATGTTGCTGATTGTGCATTTGGATCAACATAAAAAATATTAAAAGTTAAGAAAGGAAAGTTTGCTAAATCAAATGAATACGTTGTACCTCTTACTAAACTAAATGAAGGGTTTTCCGCTGGAATTTGTGTACCTGTGCTGTATGTTGTATTCTCAATAAATGCAGATGAATTACCTTCACCTGACTGTCTCATATAGAATCTATTTTCAACAATTTCTTCTTCTACAACAGAATATGTTAGACTTTTAAGTGTAACGTTACCTTCAGCATCAACACTAAATCCAGGACTCTTAAATCCGTGTTCTGCTTCTAACGGTATGTAGTTTACAGCCATACTATATTCTCCTCATTATGCAGGTACCAATACGTTTTGTGTTTGATAATAGTTTGCACTGAATACACATTTTGCACCACGTCCTGGTGCTGAATCATCTAATGGTTTTGCATTAACAATGATGTTTACGTAACTGTCATTAACTGTAGCAGTTACATCAAGAATTTGATTTCCTAAGTTGCTACGTCCATATACAACTAATTCTGCTGTGCTTGGACCAGCAACTACTAAACACTTAACAATCTCTTTTTGAAATGTGCTTAGATCAGCAACAATAGTGTATTCTGCCGCACAAAAATCACCTACAAGCCATCTGTCAAGCAGTGTATCTTCTGTGATTTTCTTCCATGGTCCGTGATAACTTAAATTAGTACCGTTTTTCATTAGTACTGTGTTCTTTAAGCCTTTACCGAAAAATTTACCAATATCAAACATAATAGTCCTCTTTAGTATATTTATCGCTTAAGAAGATTTAATTTTTGACTGTAATAAGTTTGGAATATTCGGGCAAATATAGGTATTCTACGTCGGATTTAGCAAGTGTACGTACAGCATCATCCAATGTTTCAACTAAAGGTTCACCACCTAAATTAAAACTTGTGTTAAACACCATAGGAACACCTGTTTTTTCTTTAAATGCTTTAATTAAATTGTAGTAGTTTTTGTTCTGCTTTTCGTTCACCGTCTGTATACGACAAGTTCCGTCTACGTGTATAATAGCAGGAATCTTTTGTTCAATGCCTGGTTGACAATTTACAGCATACATCATTGTAGGTGAACTTTTCATACCTCGTAAGTCAAACCATTCATGTACATCTTCTTCAAGAATAGTTCCAGCAAATGGTCTGAAATATTCTCTGCGTTTTACTTTGTTTACATGATCCTTACCATCTGGATCTGTTGGATCATATAAGAAACTTCTATTACCTAAAGCACGTGGACCGTTCTCACTTTGACCTTGGAATACAGCAACAATATTCTTATCAGAGATTAAATCAACAATATATCCATCTGAAGTATCAAATACTTCTGCTTCATGCTTCTCTGCTATAATGCTAATTTCTTCGTCAGTATAATGATAATGTGGTCCGTTGTATAATGTATCAACTGCTTCGTGTCTACTGCTGTCATTTGTAATAAGTCTATGCTGAATCATTGCCGCACCCATTGCCGTACCAGCGTCATTACTAACAGGCTCAACATATAAATTAATGCCTTCGTCTTTTAGTTCTTCTAAGTACCAATAATTTGCAACACAGTTTAATCCATAACCACCACTAAGAACAATATTCTTATTACCAGTCATCTTAACTGCTTTTCTAATTAAGTCAGCAACTTGTTTTTGCGTTTGTGTTTGCACAGCATACGCCATGTCTCTTCTGTTATCTAATTTTGTAACATCTTCTTCTTGACCTTGACGGTCTCTTGTTTCTTCAATAAAGTTTTTATTAACATAAGCACCATTAGGGTATGTTGGAATAATTACATTTCTATTTGATAACGGATTTGTTAAATCTTCTGTAAACAATTTAGGAATATTATTGTTTTCTTTACCATATGGAAATAGTCCCATAGTTTTACCTGCTTCAATAAAACTAAAGCCACAGTATTCAGTTACTGCTTCATATGTTTTTACAATACCTGCTGTTTCACTAATAACAATTTCAGGTATAGTTCCGTCACCTTCACCGAAAAAGTCTGCGTTAAACTTTGGATATTCAGCGCCAACAAGTGGACCATAAGTACCTAAGTGTTTGTACACTGTTTTAATAGTTGCAGGATATTCACAAGTGTAAATGCTTTCTGTTTCCCAAAGTGTAGTTGGATTGTTAGGATCACCACCCATGTTTGCAGTAAAGAAAGTTCCAGCACCATCTACGATAACTGCTGTTGCAGTATCAAATCCTGAATTATAAAAACTTAATCCAGCATGTAGTTTGTGATGAAAATAACTTAGGTCAATTACTTGTGGGTGTTTAGGAAGTAACTTAGGATCTCTATCAATAAGTCCTAACTTACGTGCAATACCTGTATAAACATCATCTCCTGTAAAGTCAACTTGACCTGCTGTTGCTTCTAAACTTTGTGTATGTGCAATACAAATATAATCTAACTTGTCAGTATAATCAAGTATTTTCATCATAGATGCATACGGACCTCCGTCATACTTGTGTCTACTTAAACGTTCTTCTTCAATAGAAAATACTACTTCTCCGTCTTGAAGTAAACATACTCCTCCGTTATGTCCTCTGGCTATTCCTGCTATCCACAATGTTGGTTTCTTCATATTAAAATCCTATGTATCCTATGTGATTATAATCAACTACCTCTTTTAAAATTGCTTCTTCGAAACTTAAAAGGTCGCGATTTTCATCTTTTAGTTTATCTAATAGTTCAACTGTACTATGTTGTTTATCGTTATTCTTGCTTTTAAGGCCCAAACTTGGACGAACTACTTGGTTCAAGTAATCATAATGTTGCCAATGACTTGGGTGTGGTTCCATCCAATCTTCATTTGTATTTGGGTCGTAAAAATCATAATGTTTTTCTTTACGTTTCCAAGCAAACAAACCTAAAGGTTCTAACCAATTTGTTTTGTCTATATTTTCGTAAACTTTTAATTCAGGTCTTTCTTTATATACATCAACAGTATCAGTTGGTGTTTCTCCAAAGTCATTTATGTTTGGCATGTCTGTACCTAACTTATTCATGTGTCCAATACTTGTCATACGCCATGTACAACCTGTGCTTTCTAATAATCCTTGTGTAAGTATTATTGCATTTTGTCCGTGCATATAATAACTATGTTCGTCCCAGAATGTATTAATCCAGTCGTCATTATAGCAAACTTCTCTATTCATGTAATTAAAAATACTGCCTTTAGTTTTCCAACCTATTTCGTCAGTGTTTCTAATTGCATCGCCTCGCTTACCTTTAAACTCTACAGTTCTAAAAGTATGCCAGTCGTTACGTGTATGTGTACTCCATTGTACAATTACTGTATCGTCTTTTGTAAGATTGTTTTTTACGTGGCATTCTGCAACACGTTCTGCAATAGCACGATTGCCTAAACCAGGAAAGCCCCAGTTCTCATAATGATCGAATTCATAACCTAAGAAATCAGCATACGTTGGCCACGCATACATGGTAAAACTACAACCAAATACAAATAGTCTATTCTTTTTGTTCTGGTGCTTCTGGGATTTCAACTCTTGTTCCATCTTTAACCATACTGTTCACTGACTTAACAACTAAATCTTCTATAGTGTCATTCATTGCCATAATACCTTCATTAGTTCTGTCAGACCATTCATCTATCGTAATCCTAATAGGACTATAAACTCTTGCACCTTCGCCCATGTCAAGGATGTCAAACTTAGGATTTTCAGGATAAGAAATATTTTCTTTGAATGTTGAACCAACAACAATAGTTGCTGAACAATCTAAAGCATTAACAATATGTCCGCCTACACTATCACAACCTAAGAAGTGATCTGCGGCTTGAATAATTCCGCACCAGAATCTTAAATCAATGTTTTGTGGAATAGCAACAGGTGCTTTTACACCATGCTTCTGGAACTCAATAGCAATTTCACTCATAAAGATTACACCAAAGTCTTTAGAAAGTTTTTTAACAATGTTTACTACGTTCTCTGGATCAAAACTTCTTCCGCTTGGATCACCAATCATTCCGTTTTCGTTAACAGTTCCTCTACCAAATGGTTGGAACACAATTACTTTATCTTTTTTAGTTTTTTCTTTTACTTCTTGAATTAACTTAACACCTGACATTGCTTCTTGTTGGCTAAGTTTAATTGTAGGTCTTGGTAAATCTCTTACACCTTTATTATTAATTTCAATGTCATAACACTGTCCTAAAGACGCTTTCTGATTATAATATTCCCATACTCTATATGGTTCAGGTGTTTTTAATTCACGATCAATTAACTTATCTTCAAATAAGTTTTTGTGAAATACATCGTATGCTTTTTTGTGTAGTACAGGGTGTCCTTTATAAAAGTCCATTCCTCCTTCACATACGATAATAAAATCGTCATCTGGGTTTTCTTTATGATAGAGTTCTAAAGCAGGAATACTTGTAATAACTCTGCCTGCTCCACCGTTAATAAAAAATGCTGTGTTTCGTTTTGTTGACATTATATTTTATAGTTCCTTTTATGCAATTACTTATTGTGTAGTTGGTTTTGTTTCGTCATTCGTGACATAGTCCCAAAAGAAGTGTTGTTGTCCTGTGCGTGGTACTTGTACTACCCATTCACCATCAACTAATACTCCGCTCGGACTACTTGTTGGTAAGTCTTCTCTTTCACCAAACTTATCACAGCAACTATCGACAGTAATAATAGGAATACCATATTGTGAACTCATCATACGAAGGTGTACGTCATGCCATTCCATCCATAAACTGTCTTGACTGTTTCCTCTATCTCCATTTGTAGCATGTAATATAACTTCTACTTGATGTATACTTGCCATTAATGGTAGACTTGGTGCGTTAAATCTAAATCCATTACCCCAAAAATCATTACATATCATTCCGCATGTTCTCACACCGTCAAGATAATGTGTTTTAGTTGTTCCTGGTGGATCTGCTAATACTTGATCCCAACTATGATGTGGACTATCTTCCCCACCAACGATATATTGTTTGTTAGTTGCTCCAAGTAATTCGCCTTGTTTATCGTAATATCTAATTTGATTTTTTCTAATACTTCCTCTATGCTCAACATCAACCCATAATGTACCAAGTGCAATACCCATTCCTTTTGAGTTTGCATGTGTAATTACTCTGTATGCAGATTTGGCTAAATCAGGCATACCATTTTCTAATACTAAATCAAAGTTTGGAAAATAACCTGATAGTGAACCTTCAGGTGTTAGTAACCAGTCGCAGTTATTTTCTGCGGCCCAGTCAATTGCCTTAATGATACTTGCTTCATTCTTTTCAAGATTCTGTGTTACAGGTATTTGAGCACCCGCAAATCTAACTGTATTACTCATACAATTATTTAAGTATTGGGTGTAGTGTTTAGTGTGAGATTTGGCTTATGCAGTACCGCATGGCGAACGTGGAACATCTACTTTCCAAGCCGCATAACGTTGGCATTTGTGAACTTTAAATGTAGCACCTGTACCAGCATCAGCGCCGCCGTCTTTTGCTTCGTACGTGAATGTAGCACCAGCAAATTCTTTTGCCGCTCTTCCTTCTACAATATCTTTACCATCGTTGATTGCTTGGTTACTACTTAAAGTTAAAGCAGTAATAGCACCACTGTTAACTGTTTTTACTGTAGCAATAAGATGATCAGCAATGATAAAATTGTCTAAGTCTGCTTTTGCAAATTTAATTTTGTCACCTACTTCGTAATTAGAACCACCAGCAGTAATATCAACAGCAAAACTATCTCCAAAACTTACTGGAATATCTCTTAATGCTTGTCTATATGTTGCCCAGTCTGCTTTAATTCCTGTAGGCATATCTGAAGTTGTTTTATCGTCTGACCAACCTAACAAAGATGTTCTGTGTCTACGTAAGTGAGCCCAAGTAATGTGTGGTTGTTTCCACGGATAGTGTGGCATTCCACCTTTAATTGAACTTGCTACTTTAATAAATTCATCGTTGCTGTTACACTCGATGTCAAATTTTTCGTATGTATGATGTGGATCTGGATCAACGTATGTAACATACTCTACACCATTTGGCAATGTTTCTGTAATAGTTTCGTGTTCTTCTTCTTCAACATCTGCTTCCATTAGTGAACAAATAATTGGATGCTCTCTACAATCTACTAAAACTTTTCTTAAGTTTACAGGTGCATTAAAGTCCAATCCTTGTTCTTCTTCCATGTATCCTGCAGGTGCAATCTTGTTTGTTGCTTTATCAATGAACACCCACATAGTCTCAGGACCTTCGTAAGTGTGTGTACCTTGTAATTGTTCGTTATCAAACTGACCCAGGTATTCATCTGGTTTAGGATAGTTAAATGTGTGTCTAATATTTGCCATGTTTTTTCCTTATTAGTAGTAAACTACGTAAACTAAGCCTCCTGCTCCTGGTGAACCACAACAACAAACTTCTCCGTATGCTTGTGCAGACATACCGCCACCACCTGGAAATAATCCAAAGCCTTGCGATCCGCCCCAACCACAACATCCGTTTGGTCCGTTTCTAAATCCGCCTCTACCATATGTATCAGCAACCATCATGTTACCTCTATCATGGCAGTATTGACTTAATTGTGAAGTTGAATTCGTGCTACCAATACCAAAGTCCATTCCTGAGTGTCCGTGTACACAGTATCTCATTCTACAACATGAATAACATGTTCTGTACATGAAACATTCTGTACGCATAACTCTTCCTCCACATGCTCTTGCACACCAGTTACCTGATCTACATACATATGAATCACAACCTTGTTGACAGTTTCCTTTTTGTCTACAGCAAGTTGAACCTGCCGCACAAATTGTTAATTGATCTCCTGGAGCAACTTCAGATGCTTTTTGACCATATGCTCCACCTGTTGATGGATATCCCATTTGACAACAGCAACCGCCGTCGCCAGCCGCGCCACCGCCCCATATTTCGAAAGTTGCATATGATACGCCCGCCGGTACCGTCCACAAACAACATCTTCCGCCGTTGTTTGGAGAAGTAGTACTTGTGTTATAAACTGCAAGTTCCTGTGGAACCGCTTTGCTTTCTTCATAACCGAATAAAAAATCTCTTAATGTTGACATACTACTATATACTCCTTATGTTGCAGTGTAGTAAACTGTTACTAATCCGCCCATTCCTTTCGCTCCGCAATAACATGTTTCGTTGTGTGTTACTCCAGAAGCACCACCCCCTCCTGGGAATACTCCGTGGTCTCCTTGTCCTTGTCCATCTGTTTTGTAACAACCTGAACGTGACATTCTTGTAACTCCTGTAAATGGTGCACTTGGCATAAACTGGTGCATGTCTGATGCACAGTGAGCTGAGCCATGTCCGCCACCTGTTGTACCACACATTGCCAATGTAGCACCGTTAACACAACCGCAGTTAAACATTTGACATCCACTGTATGAACAGTTTTGACTCCAAAAACATTTGGAAGCCGCTTCTGATCCACCTGATGAACACATACAAAATGCACTCGGTCCACATACGTAACTTGGGAATCCTCTACAACTGTAACATCTTGAGTGACAGCATGTACTACCACCTGCACAAATTGTAAATGTTTCTCCCGCTGATACTGTTATAATTCGTCTACCATAAGAACCTGATCCACCTGACCAACCTTGTTGGCAACAGCACACTCCAGCACCTGGACCACCGCCACCCCAAACTTCAAAAGCCGCCCATTCAGCACCTGTTGGTACTGTCCACTGGCAACATTTACCACCGTTGTTTTGATCGGTAACGTTTGTCGCGTATACTCTTAATGAAGTTAAAGGAGCAGATGCCCCTGAAGATGTTCCGTATTGTAATAAGGTTCTTAAACTTGACATATTATTCGTCGTCCTCTACTGATGCAATATCTGCGCCTGGCTCTACTGGAAAGTTTACCATGTGTGCTGGAAACTCATCTGCTTCGCCGTGTTTGAATAATGCTGGTAAATCACGTAATTTTTGTCTGTATGTAGTCCAAAGTGCTTTAGTAGCATCTGGCATATCATCAGCAATCTTACTATCAGAACCTGCTAACATATTGTTTCTTACAATAATTAACTGATCCCATGATGTCCAAGGTTGTTTCCATTTCATAGTCCATGTACCGCCAGTATATTTTCCGTCAGTTAATGTACCATCTTTATTGTAAACACACTCGTCTAATTCATATGTATGATCAACATCAGTTGGGTCTGGTCTTTCGTATGTAGTACCATCTGGTAAGTCTACAACAATGTTTGTTTGACCAACAACTGTATCCCATTCTGTTTGTGCATCAAATAATGAACACATTACTGGATCAGTGTTGCAGTCTACTTCAACTTTATATTGATCTTCTGGTACAGGAAAATCTGCACCGTTTTCTTCTTCTGTTAAAACAAGACGTGATGTATCACTACGCCCTGTATCTTTATCTATAAAAATCCAAATCTTGTCCGGCCCGTTGTACTTTGCATTTGCGGTGTTGCCGTCTGCATTTGTTTGGGCAAGATAGTCATCTGGAAGATTATAACTAAAGTCTTTTTGTATAATTGTATTTGGCATTATATTTTCTCCATTATCCTTTAACTATAACTAACTTTTACCGCACCTGCTTGTCCCCAGCCGCCCCAGCAACATGGTTCTCCGCAAGCCGCTCCACCGCCGCCGCCACCACCTGGGAAAGCCGCTAAACAGTTGAAACATGAACCAGTGTTTGTAAAGTTACCCGCACACCAGTCTTTAGTTCTTCTTGACACACCAAAATGAGCAGGACCTGTTACAAAGTTCCACATCTGATTATGACAATACTGACTTCTTTTTGAACTTCCTGTAATTTGTGGAAGTCCCCAATCTCCTGTACCACACTGCCATACAAATGATGGGTGACAAGTGTATGCATCAGTAAAGCAACATGCTTTACCTCCACAACCACCTGGTGCACAAGTTGTTGGAATACTTGAACCAGTAACAAAACTTGGATAGCCGTTTCCGCCTATACATCCGTGACAGCAACATGTAGTTGAACCGCCTGCACAGATTGTATATTGACAGCCTGCCGTACTTTGAATTGTTCTGATTGCGTAAGATCCGCCTGCCGCCGGTCTATTTGGAAACTGACAACAGCAACCTCCATGGCCTCCGCCACCTCCGCCCCATAACTCAAAAGTTATGTTGACTTTGTTTGCTGGTAAGGTCCAAAGACAACACTTACCACCGTTACCGATGCCCGTACTATCATTCCATACCCAAAAATTTCTGGTGACTCCTGCTTTCGCTGGTTCCACGTCTGAAAGAAAATTACGTAGTGTTGACATGTTATTCTTTTCCTATTATCTTACGTTCCACTAATAATCCAGCCGTAAGTTGCACCTGTGTAAACAAGTGTTACTGCCGCATTATTAATATCTAATGTTAAATCTTCACTTAAATTCTGGATTTTCGCGCCGTTACGTCCTACAGTCAAGTTTGAGTTCGCAAACGCTCCTGTTACGTCGACAATCTGAACTGTGTCATTTTCTAACAAACTTGTGCTAAGAGGTAGAGTTACCGTAAAGCCTCCACCTGTACACAAAATTCTGTCATTAACAACAGCATTGTATGTCGTACTAACGGTTCTGAGTACAGTACCAGCGGTTCCAGTTGTAGTTATGTATCTTCCCATTGTTTTATCCTTCTATATGTATTTATGCCGCAGTCTCAATACCGAACGCGACTGCACTAACATTTCCTGAACTTGATCTAACGACCAACTTCTTCCCTGCGTCCATTACTATCCCCGATCTCTCAAGTACACCGTGTGCCAAGACTTCCGTCTCCCACTCTATATACTCTGCGCCTGTTGGGGTATCAGCCGCCGCAACTGCCATTTGCACACCAATTGCTTGATTTCCTCTATTACACACCGAACACGTTACAACTGCATAGTTGTCAGTTGGCACAGTATATACGGTAGTGTTAGTTCCAGCGACCAAATCGCTCGCTCCTAATCTTCCTGTTGCCATGGTTTAATCTCCTTTATCCCATCAAAAACATATTTAGCGCCACAGGTGCCCCATCAACTCCACCTTGGAAATTGAATTGAGCTTTTACGTTAATCGGAACTACTGTGGTTGTAGTAATTTCCTGCCCGGAAATTTGTACAAGACCTGCAATAATTTGGTTAACGTTAAGAGTGGATGCACCACCACCAATCTGTGACGTAATGTATGTTCTAATTGCTCTTTGTGTTGGTACAATACTGTCGCTGTTTGCGGCAAATGTACCATCGGTGCTAAATTCGTTGACTGTTGCGCCTGTGTTACCAAGTGCAATGTTACCCAATGACAGTTCTTGCAATCCACTAATGTTAAATGCATCAGCGTTAAGTGTCGCAACACCTGTTGACTGTTCAACGTTAAACAGTCCACCTACTCTAAAGTTACCATCTTGGTCAGTTGACGTAAAGAATACTCTTCCGCCACCGCCCTCAACGGCTTCACTTGCTGGAACTGGGTCCTGCAATGGTAAGTTTGGATAATTTGTTGTAGTAAAGTTACCTGTACCAATGTCTAAGAAGTCATGTCCTGTTAGACGTACTTGTGAGTATCTTAATCTAATCTCTGAACTTTCTGTATGCACTGGTGCATTGTCTACTGGAATGTCTGGACTTACTTGCAACTGTGCAGTAAATGGTCCTGACGCTCCGCCTAATAAATTTGTAACAGCAACAAGTTTGTAAAACACTGTTGGCTGATTTGAAAACACAACGTTTGAACCTGCTCTTGGTGTTGTGATTAATCCTGATACTTGTACAAACTTACCACTTTGTAAGTTGTCCATAAATCCACCACCATATGTTACTTTACCACCAGTTGTATATGTACCTTGTGCTGTTGTATCAATTGTTTCTGTTAGTGTTGGATTTGAATATAGATCAAAATTGTTTGCGTCAATAACTTTTACATAGAAAGTTGTTGGATCAAACAATCTAATCATTCCTAATACTTCTTTGATGTTTACTTTAGTTCCATCTAATGTAATACCATGTGCTGTTGCTGTAACTCTACATGGATTAGATTTAGCAACACCTGTAATATTTTTCTCAATAGTTGTTGCAGTAACAAGTGCAGTTGCAGTATCAAAGCCATCACCTCTACCTGCGTTAGTTGCTCCAGCAAACGTTGGCTGACCTAATACACCGTCACCAACTCTAATTTCAAATGGTGCTTCAATAGTATTGTTTGGATCAGTAATTGTCATTGTTACTGAACTGTCATAACCTTGTCCTGGCTCAACAATTCTAACCTGATTAATTTTTCCGTCTTGTACTCTACATCTACCAATTGCTTGTACACTTGTACTTGAACCGTCACCAGTTGGTGTACTAAATGTTAGTCTTGGTTCAATTTCATAAGTTGTTGTACTGTCAAGTAATGGTACAATCGCTTCACCAATGATGTTATCCCAACCTGGAGTACCATCACTGTATTTTCTTACAGTTGCAACTTTTGTACCTGCATTGAATGTATCAATGTAAGCATATTGTCCTGTACCTAATCCTGATACAATCCAAATAGCCATTCCAGCAAGTTCACCTGATGTATTTGTATCCGTGTTTGAAATTGTAATCTGTGTTGTGTTACCAATCTGTGCCGCGTTACCTGCTGTGTTGTAATCCTTACCACCGAAGTTATCACTTGTATTAAGCAATCTTACTTCCATGATTCCGCCTGTTCTGTATGTTGGTGTTACAGTTCCTAAACCAAAACCGTCGCCAGTAATAGTAATGACTGCATTACCGCCGTTAGTATCATAATCTCTACCAGCATTTAAATACTCCACTGCTATGACTCTTGATGCATCAGTCATTACCTGAGCAATTTGAGCCTGTTTATCTTTGTTATCTGTGTATGCAATAATTGGAACTTCTGTTGAGTCAACTCCTTCTGCTACACAACCAAATGTACCATATGAACTGTTACCGTTCGTAGCACGTATCTTACCGCCGTTCTCTGCAAGGTATCCAATGTGTCCGTAGTATGAGAACACGGAAACAAGTTCTGTTCTACCTAAGTTTGTACACCATACACCAATACCATCTGATAGTACCTGTGTAAAGTCGTTAGCAACGATCGAATCGTTACCACCTGCGTGTAAGTCACCGTCAATTTTTAATCCAACACAACCTGTACCAAAGTTTGTTACGTTTTGTACATAACAAGATTTGTTAATAATCCAAACATCTTTGTGTGCAGTACCCCAACCTGGATCCAACGATACATAAGCACCTGCACTTGGACGTTTAGTTCCATAAGTGTTTACTGAACCAAGTACACCACTTAATCCAGTTAGTGTCATGTTTCTAATGCCTGTACCATTACGTACATAGTACATGTCGTTTAGTGTTGAACCGTTTGCAGAGTTAATATATAATTCTGCGGCTCTTAAACCTTTGTAGTTTCCTGTGTAAATTATGTCATGTTGTATTGCTTCAATGTAACGTCTAACATCACGTTTACAAGAATTTTTAAGTGCAGTTGTAAAAGAGTAAGCAGGATAATCAATTGCAATCTTACTAACTACTTCTTCAACTAAGAATTCTTTGTTTGCTTCAAGTCTAATAACTGCGTCAGTGTAACCTGCTGTCTTAACAGGATCGTTAACACCTGCAAAAGCAACATCTGAACCGTTTGCATTTAATACAAAGTCAATTTTATTTTTAATTGCTGTAGCAACTGCCGCCGCCGCTGTTCCTGCCGCGCCTGAACCTGCCGGTGCCGCTGTGTCTTGTGCTTTAACTGCTGGATATACTTTAGTACCTAATGAACAAGTCCAAGTAATGTTAGCAACCTGTACAACGTTAGTTGCCACTGCACCATGTGCCGCATCTGTTGTTATTGAAACTATACCTGTAACATTATCGTAAGCGGCCGCTGTAACGTTTACAGTAGTTCCGCTAAATGTAACTGTACCTCCACTTGTATAAGTGTGAGCGTAACTGTTTGCACCTGTCATTATATCTAAAGTAGTTGCTGATGCATTAGATGCAAGTACAACAAAACTATTTTGCGTACTTGTTACTGCTGAGTTTGTAATAACATCATCTACAATACTTGCCAAGTGTGTAAGTCCTGCTAATGAATAAACACTATCGCCTGAATTTGTTAACTGTCCTGCTGGTGAAACTTTAGTTGAACGTAGTTCGTCACCAACCACAGCACAACCTTCTGGTACAACCATTGGAAGTACTTCGTTAAATTGTCCTGTCTTAACAAAAAGCGTGTCGTTTGCAATTAATTGTGCTGGGACACCAGTTGTGTTACCTGCGGTCAAAGCCGCTGTAGCAATAGCTCTAAGAGCGTTTAAGATGCCTTGTGCTTCAGGTTCTTCAACTCTTGTAGAATCTGTTACACGTAAAGTTGGAGTAGCAACACTTCTTAATGCTTGGTAATCGCTTGATGGTGCATCTTGTGTAATTACATCATCAAGTAACGTTGTAACGAATGTAAGTGTCGCCGCAAATTCAGCAGTGATGCCATCATTACTTACATAGTATTGATCCGCCGCACTGTCAAAATATGCAAGTGTTTCTAATCTTGTTTTCTTATTACCACCATGTGATAAATCCCAAATAAGTGCATCAACAAATGTACCTATGTCTCTACGCCAGTTAGCCGCAGTGTATGTAAATGAACCTGTGAAAGGAGCAATTGATCCAACAATCTGTGTATCAACCCAACTTAAAACTTCATCTTGAATGAATGCTTTGTTAATTTTCATTAACTGTGTTGCGTTAGGTTTTCTTGCACCTTTTTCAATTTGCTGTAAACCAAATTGTACAGTTCTAAAAGGTTTATCAAGTGTAACACCTGCCGCCGGAACATCTTTATCAACTCCATCAAGTGCAGTATAATAAACTGCATCAAGTTGACCAAAGAATGACCATTCTGGGTCTGTTCCTGATTCGTTAACTTTTAATACTTGTCCTGGTTGACCAACTGGTAATCTTGTTGGACCTGATCCACCGTAGTAAACAAGGTCACCACGTGTAGTTAAGTTACCTGCTTCAGCACCACCGTTTAATAAATTCCAGTAGTTACCTGCTGTGTCTTGGTCTGGTCTATTTTGTCCTGCACCAACTTGCTCTGAAGTGTGTGGAGCAACACAAACATATGAGTTAACATCGTTAATACCTCTAACAACATCACCCTTGTCATAGTAAACTGCGTTTGTCCAAGCACCTTTCCAGTATAAACCTTCATTAAGTTTATCCCAGTATACGTTGTCTGGTGGTCTGTTACCTGTACCATCTGCAAGTGCAATAAATGTCCAACCTCCAAGTCTAACTACATCGCCGATCTTATAAGCCGTTGCGTTATTGTAATCACCCTTGAAAGAAAATCCTGTTGTAAATAAATCCCAATCACTTGCGTTGTTGTATGGAATAATATTAAAGTTGTTTGTTTTTGAAACGTAAGTGTAACCACCATAAGTAACAACGTCACCTGGTTGGAAGTTTACATTGTTCTGCCAACTGTCTTCAAATTCTAATCCTGGAATAAAGATAGACCATTTTGCTTCATCAGCCGCAAGTGTTGCACCTGCTGTGTGGAACGTTCCACAAATCCATAAGTCTGAACCATACTTAACAACATCATTGTTTTTGTATCTTGTTCCTGTAGTCCAGTCACCTAAGTATTCAATACCTTTGTGTAAGTAATCCCACTTGGCTTGATCTTCTTCAAGTCCTGCTGTGTTGTCAGCGCCTGCTGTATGTCCAGTGTTACAAACATAAACTTGTCCACCGTAACGTACAACGTCACCTTTCTTATATCTTGTTGTTGCAATCCAAGCGTTTAACCAAGTTAAACCGTTTGCAAATAAATCCCATTTACTTTGATCTAATTCTAATCCGTCACCTACTGATGCTCCAGATGTGTGTGCTTCTGTACACAAGTACATAACGCCACCATAACGAACAATGTCATTAACTTTATATCTTGTTGAAACACCCCAATCACCTAACCAGTCAAATCCTTCACAGAATAAATCCCATTTAGATTGATCTAATTCTAAGCCATCTGATGTAGTTGTTGCAGAAGTGTGACCTGTGTTTGCAACATATAAGTACCCGCCGTACTTAACAATGTCATTAGGTTTGTAAACTGTTGATAATGCCCAGTTACCTTTCCACTCAGTACCATCTGCCATCTTGTCAAAGTTAGCAATTTGTGAATCGAAGTTGGAACTTGTGTGGCCAGTATTAACAATATATGTACGACCACCGTAGCGGACTACATCGTCTTTAAAGTATTCTTTGGCAGTGACCCATGATCCCTTCCAAATAAACCTAATTCTACCTAATTTAAACTCTGCCATTGTTATTTCCTAACGTTACATTTGTATTTATCATATCTGTTATTTCCCATGTCCCATTTCTTGTGGTGTAGTAGGATCGATGAGATTCTCATCGTGATCAAGTCCGAAGTTTGTACCTGCTACAAACATACTGTGAGCCGCCATATCACCATCTATTGATTTTTGGAAGTTCATTTGGGTAGTAACATTGATTTTTCTACTTGCTTCAGAACTAATTGCTCTACCTTGTATTCTAACTTCACCAGCGATAACTGCGTTAACGTTAACGTTTGTGCCACCGCCGCTAATTCTACTATCTACATATCCTGCAATAGCCCTTTGTGTAGGCACAATTTCGTTACTATTTGCTGTAAATGTTGTATCAGTACTAAATTCTCTAATAACAGCATTTGTACCACCAAGTGTAACTCCGCCTAATCGTAATTCACTTAACCCATCTAACTCAAAGTATGATGCGTTTAGTGTAACAATACCAGTTGCCTGTTCAACTGTAAACAATTCACCAACCCTAAAGTTACCATCTTGGTCAGTACTTGTGTAGAATACTCTACCACCGCCTTTGTTTTCAGTTTCTTGGAATTCTCTTATATCATAACCTTCAATTGGTGTTAGTAACGGATACTGTGAATTGTATAAGTTACCTTTACCAATTTCTAAGAAGTCGTGTCCTGTTAATCTTACCTGTGAATATTTCTGTCTAATAGTTAAAGTAGTTTCATGTTCAGGAGATTCTGCTCTATCAATGTTTGGAGTAATACCAAGTGTTGCTGTAAAGTTTGGCGCACTTCCTGTAACATTTGTAATAGTTTGTACAGCATAGAACACATCATTAATACCATCAATGTATAAGTTGTCACCTGGTCCAGGTTCTCTTGTTAAATCTTTAACTGTAATGCTTGTACCAATTTGATACATGTCTGCATAACCATCACCTGATACTGTAACACCGATGTTAATATATCCTGTACCTCTGTTTGTAAATTCAACTTGTCCAACACAACCATCTGCCATTCTAACATCATAGTAAACGTCTCTTGTGTTATCTGGATCAATAATTGTCATTGTTGGAGGTGTTGATCCGTAACCTGATCCTGCTTCTTGTATGTAGAACGTAAGTAATTTACCACCACTTGCTCCTAACACAGTTGCTCTTGTTGTTGCACCTGTTTTTAAAGTTGCTAATGATGAAATAGATCCATTTGTTGTCGGATAAAATATTGGACCTGTTGATGTTGCACTTGGTATCATACCATTAAACGATCCGCCTAATGAAGTTTTACTTGTCCAGTAAACGCCATCGTCTGATTGAACAACTCCACCACTTGCTGAAATTCCTAAGAACACACCTTGATTGTATGCAATGTAAATGTTATCTGAAACGTCTGTGTTATTACCTGCAATCCATACAGTACTTGCAGTCGCTATCGAAGCGTCTGTGAAACTGTGGAAGAATTTATTATTTACAGTTGATAAATCGTTTGGTGAATCAAAAGTTGAAGCAACAAATTTACCTGCACCATACACAAGGTCACAAACATCATGTTGTACACCACCAATGTCTGGTCCAGCAGTCCATGTAACACCATCGTCAACACTTTCCCAAGTGTCGCCTGCTTCGTTACAAATTACCCATTTGCCATTTCCATAAGCCATAAATTCTGCGTTACTTACACCTGCTGTAACTTCTGTCCAGTTAGCACCATCGTCTGCACTTCTATAAATTTTATCTGTTCCAGGACCAATAGCACATATAACATTGTTACCAACTTCTATCTTAGTAAATGTTTGACTGTAACTTAATAAGTTAGTTGCTGAATCGCCCCAACTTGTTCCGTCATTGGATTGTTTAACTCTACCATTACCGTCAACTGCAACATATTGTGATGCGCCTCTAACAACTCCAATGTAAGTTAAATCTTGATATGAACTTGCTTCAGTAAATGAAGTTCCGTCATCAGTCCAAACAATGCTATTGCTACCAACAACAACTGTTCTTTTGTTATCACCAATCTTAGCAGTAGCACTTTGGACCGCCGCACTGTTACTTGGAAGTGTTGCA